AGTTCGATCTGGATCCGAATCTGTACCAGGCCCTTTGCTTCTCCTGTAACCGGAGGAAGGCTGTCCAGGATCGTGAGCAGATCGATCAATACTTCAGAGACAAGGCCAAGCTGGCTTCGAGTGGGGCCCCTATGCCCCCTCTTGAAACTTTTACCCAACTCATAACCCCAGCGCGGTCAGGGCTTCGCGATATAGAAGAAAAATTTTCAGAGGTGGATCGTGGCTAGAAAAAAAGATCAGTCATTGAACAAGGTCCCTCCAGCCCCGGATCATCTGGGTCCAATCGGTCGTGACCACTGGACCGCTCTCTTCTCTTCTTTAGTTCAGATGAAGCTGGCGACCGAGTTGGACAAACCGGTAATCGAAATGGCCTGTGCTATGTATGAACAATTCAGAAATGCCGAGAGCGACAAGGATCGACAGTCCTCGATTGCATCCTATCTTCGTATCATGGCCAAGTACGGAGCCACCCCGAAGGATCGTAAGATCATGAAGCTGGCCAGCCCCAAAAACTCCACAGCAAGGAATGTTGACCGGGACCTAGAGAAGGATCTGGGCCTATGAACGAGACGAGAGCCAAGCTGGGACGGCGTATTACCAGGGCAACTCAGGATAAACTCAGGGCTCTCTTCCTGGAGCAGTACCATGCCTATACGGACAGCGTTACTAAGGGTATCCGGGTTGCTTCAAGGGCTGAAAAGGCCAAGATCCAGAGACACTTGGACACCCTCAACGATCCGGCTTCCCGATGGAACTTCAATCAGGAGCGGGCGGTGAAACCTCTGATCTGGATCTCCGCAAACTTCAAGCATGCTCTGGGGATCATGAAAGGGAAAGCCTTCCGGCCTGAGCCCTGGGAAACCTGGGACATTATGGATCTGTTTGGATGGGAGGATCGGAACACCGGTGTGAGGCGATTCAATCAGGCCTACTGGCAGATCCCCCGCAAGAATGGGAAGAGTACCATTGCCGGAGCAATCATCGATTACCTGGCGTTCGGGGATGACTATCCTGGAGCGATCTGTGCGGTCGCATCCAACAGTCTGGAACAGGCCGGAGAGACCTTCACTAGAGCCGAACAGGGGCTGACTCTGGGTAATCTTTCAGGGCTTGAAGCCTACAACAGCCGGACCTACAAAACCATCAAGTGGGGAGGCTGCCGGGTTGATGCTTTGACTGGAGTCCCCAGGGATGGAAAGCTGCTCCACGGAGCGATTCTGGATGAGTTCCATGAGTCCAAAGATCCGGGAATGCTCAACTCTTTCCTGACCGGTAACATTGCCGATCCGGAATCCCTGGTGATGATCATTACCACGGCTGGGACTTATCTTCAGGGACCCTGTCATCAGGAATATGAGAAGTGTATCAAGATTGTCCACCAGGCGATCAAGACCGATCGATACTGGGTCGCTATCTACGAACCGGATCCGGGTGATCAGCCTGGGAATCCGGTGACCTGGGAGAAGGCCAACCCCAACTTGGGAGTGAAGGGATCTGTTGATCTGGAGATGCTCAGAGACCGCTATGAAAAGAGCCAACACTCCGCATCAGATCTGACGGTCTTCAAGACCAAGAATCTCAACATGTGGGTCCATAGTACAACCAAGTGGGCCAATATGGAGAAGTGGATCCAGGGATGCTCTGGCCCCGCTGATGTGGAGCCTGGGGCCCGGTGCTATGCGGGGATCGACCTGTCCTCGACCAGTGACTTCACGGCGATCTCTCTGGATTTCCCTCCGGCTGAGAAGGAAGGAATACATAAGCAGCAGTATATGTTCTTTGTTCCGGCTGAGAATGTAGCCAGGATCCAGCGGCAATGCTCGATCCCTCTGGAACAATGGATTGCTGATGGACAGGTGATTGCCACTCCTGGACCGGTGATTGATTACAGCTATATAGCCGAGTACCTGGAGAGAATCCGATCACAGTATGAGTTGCAACTGATCGCTGGTGACCGATTCCGGCTGATCGACCTGGCCCGCTACTGTCCTCCCTGGTTTGAAGAGATCACCTTCGAGTTTTCTCAGGGAAAGATGACGATGAGTCCTTCAACACAGCAGTTCGAACGGTTCTATCTGTTGGGCAAGATCCGATCAGGAGCCAATCCTGTGATGACATGGATGATGAGTTGTGTTGATGCTCATACGGATTCCAACGCCAATGTGAAGCTGATCAAGCCCCAGCACGATCGGAGTGCCTCCAGGATCGATGGAGTGATCGCTTCGATCATGGCTCTGGATACGGCGATTACCCAGGAACCTGAGGGAATATCGATGGATGAACTGACGAATATGATCAGCTTTTTTTAACGGAGGATGTCGATGGGAATTTTTTCAAGAATCAGGAAAGTGGCCGAAGAAGTGGTGGACATCCCTGTCAGTATGTGGAAGAGCGGATATGCCGGTCCGACTTTTGGAGGAGGAGAGACAGCACTGGAAAATTCGGCCTTTTGGGCCTGTGTGACCAAGCTGTGCCGGACCTTTGGGTCCCTCCCACTACACATCTACGAGACTAAAGGAAATCGTAGGGAGATCCTGAGATCCGGAGCAGCCGCAAGACTTTTACGTGACCCCTGTCCCTATATGACCCCATACCAGTGGCGATTCATCATGGCCTTCAACTACGAATTTTATGGCGTGGCCTATGCGGTGCTAAAGAGATCCTCAATCGGAGATCCGATCGAAGCCTACCCGATCAGTCCCAATGTGATTCACCCGCTGTGGAAGGATGGCAAGCTATTCTACTCGCTTCCCGCCGCCGGTGAACTCCTCCAGGCATCCGATGTCCTGGTGATCTACAACACCCCGACAGGGTATGCCAGTGTTCTCTCTCCGGTAGAATATGCCAGCAAGGACCTGAGTGTTGCCAGCAATGCCAAGACCCTCCAAGATGCCTACTATAAGCGGGGGACCACAATCGGTGGAACGGTAACAGTCCCCAGGGGAACCCCCAAGGATGTGAAGGATGCCATCAAGGCGATGTTTGCCGGAGAGTTCTCCGGGATGTCCGGAGCGTATCGGGTCGCTGTTCTGGAAGATATAGTGAAATACGAGCCGATCCGGCTGACCGAGGACGATTCCAAGAAGATGAGCGATGCTCAGTCCTGGACTCTCCTGGAAGTGTGCCGGCGTTTTGGGGTCCCTCCAGCCTTCGCTGGGGATCTGACGAAATCCACCTATGCCAACCAGGAACAACAGGCGATCGAACTGGTGACCTATTCGATCCAACCCAGGGCCAAGAGTTGGGAAGATGCCATGGACAAGGCGATCTGTAAGGATGGTCAATACATCAAGTTCTCCCTGGCTGGTCTCATGCGGGGCGATCATTCCACCAGGTCGGCCTTTTATCATGCGGGGATCCTGGATGGCTGGCTGACTCCCAATGAGGCCAGAGCATATGAGGATCTCAACCCGGTCCCTGAAGGGGATCATCTCATGTTCCCGCTGAATTACATGTCACTGGCCGATGTAGTGAACGGAGCAGGGGCTCCAGGGCTCACAGGGGTCCCTTCCTACGGGGAAGCAAAGAAGATCAAACAATCCCAGCCTGGGTCGCTTACAGAGAAGCGCAAGGATGATCTGTCGTTCCTGTCTGAGGCCCAGGATGTCACAAGATCCTCCAGATCTCAGATCGAGACGGTGATCAGGAAGCAGCTGAAAGCCGAGATTGATGAGATCAAGCGACTGATCGCCACGAATCAGGGCCAGGGAGTTCAGAGGATATTAGACGACTTCAAGGCTTTTTGTGAGAAGACAGCCGGCGAATATGGCCAGCTGTATGTTCCGATCTACCAGGGGATCATCAATCGTCTGTTTCCGATCGTACAGAAGAAAGTGGCCACCGGAACTGAGATCTCTCAGGAGAGCTTGGACAACTATGCAAGCAAGTATGCGGTGAGCATGTCCGGGAGACATGGCAATGCAAGAGCATCAGAGGCCTCCCGAATCTTCGCTGGACACCAGGAGGATGAACTGTCCACCCTGGCCGATGAAATGTCCTCAGCGTGGTTGGAGACGGTCCCGAAGACCGAGTCCTTTGACGAAACCAACCGGGCTGGAAATGCCTTCAATCTCTTCACTTTTGGAATGCTG